TTACGTTAAAAGCATCATATCCACCAATTGCTTGTTCTAAAATTAATAAGTTTGTATTTGTGATTGCACCCCAAGTTCCGGAGTTTTCACCTGTTGCTTGTACCGTGAGTTTTAAACTTGCTGATGTTGAGTTAGCCATATTTTAATTCCTTATACTATATATTTTATAAAATCAAAGAGTTAGTGTCAAACTCTTTATGCAGCGACTTCCACCCAACCAGGAGGATCTGTAGGTGCTGAACCTGTCGGAACGCTGTTCCAAATTAGAGCATTAGCACTATTTAAGTTCATAGTCAAGGCTAATCCGGTTAGTGCTACATCTACGTGAATTACAACACCTACTGAACCTAAATTAGCAGACATCGCTATTCCAGTAACATCTACAGGAGTATTTAATTCGACTCCTACAGAACTCAGATTAGCAGACATTGCTATTCCTGTAACATCTGGTGAAACATCTCCAGTCATACCTATTTGACCTAAAGCACCAATCATGAAATTACCTGTAATCATTGCATCAGGTGCAGGATCTACTACTCCTAAAGTCAATTGAGCCACGTTTAAAGTATTAAGAGTTACAGTTGCACCCGCTGAAATTTCTGTGGGAGTACCTAAAGCTGCAGTCATAGCTATTCCTGATACGTCTACGTTTGCCCACGTTCCTTCTACACCCCAAGCATTACTGCCCCAAAATTGTCTGCCCCAACCTGTTGAGTTATAAGCTTCTACTGCACCTAAAGCCATGTTGGCTTGATTACCTGTAGCCATAGCGTCAGGACCAGCATCAGCTATTCCTAAAACATTGGTCATTGGTAATCCTGATGGGAATGCTACTACAGCAATATCGATTGCTTCATTACCTAAACTGGCAGTTAATAAATTTGTAGAAGGAAAGGCAGTGGCACCTGCAGTAATTGTTTCATCACCAAGTGAAGTTGTTAAAGATATACCTGTTAAAGAAACACTGATGTCCCCTAATAAACCCCAAGTGCCTAAACCCCAAGTTTGTTGATTCCATCCTGCCATAGGAGATTATCTCCTAGTTAACCAGAGATTCTTAAAATCGCTGCTGTTGATGTAGCTGCTGGGAATTGAATTGTAAAAACACCTGATGTAGCTGTTTTATCTGCTCCAAAATCTAAAACACATACTGCAGCATTAGTTGTAGCTGATGATGTGTTATAAATTAAAGCGCCTCTAGCAGTTAAAGTTACGCCTGTAAAAGATCTGTCACTAAAATCAACTCTTGCCACACCTGCTGTTAATGATGTTCCTAAATTAACTAGTAGTCCACCACCTGCTGCGTATTGACCACTGTTTGCAACTTCAGTATTAGCTCCACCACCTGGGTTAGTAGAGTATGCAGTTGTTGCTGAGTTTAAAGTTGCAGAAGAAGTATATAAAGCTATTTTAAATTTGTCTTGACTTGCTAAAAAATTCATATCTGCTTCGAAAAGCTGTTTCTTAAATGTGTTTGCGATCGCTTGTGTTATAGCCATAATTTTTTTCTCCTATTGTTTTCCTATTCGAGGAACACCTGCTTGGTATTCATCCCGTCTTCGTCTTCCCATTTGTTCAATTGAGAATCCTTTAACAGCCTCTACGTACTTATTATCATATAACTGAAGCATGTCAACAGGACCTTTTAAAAATCCATAAGCCTCTGCGAGGCACGCATATAAAAGTCCATTGGGAAAATATGTACTAAGATATGTAGTTGTATTTGTAGCCGATAAACCAGGATCTTTCAAGACATAATTTAACTGAATTGTATAAGTAGCGTCAGGCGTAGGAGCCATTACGATAGTGTCTTGATCCCACCAACTATAGTACTTAGGCACCCCTGTCGCTCCCGTAGGGTTAAATTCAGACATAAAACTAGTGTCTCTGAACTGTAAAAATTCTCTATTATCTGCAGAAGCTGTACCGTCGGAATCTACAATTTGAGCTGATCTTATAGTTAAAGCATTAGTAGGAGTATCGATAAATCTAGTACTAGTTAATACATTCGCCGTAGCATATCTTCTATTGTTATCTGAGTCTACTTCTCTTAAAATTCTAAACTCAGCATCATTTATAATACCATCAACAATAGTAGCTGTTAAAACGTTAGCACTAACTTCAGTATAGTCTCTGATTTTTTGTACTAATTCTGCGTATGTCATTTATTAAGCTCTCCCATCCGTTATATTAACATTTAAAGGACCAGCAATACAACCATTTCCTCCACCTGTAAAGTTAGCAACCCATGAGAAACCTTCATCATTATCTTTTAAATAATAACCATTTTGATTAGTAACTGTTGGGGGCTGACCTCCACTTGAAGAAGTTGTGGTACTTAAAGCATAAACTTCTCTTGCTCCAAAAATATTTGCTCCTGCATCGTGGTTACTGGCAATAGTATTTTTAGGAGTCTGTCCTCTAAACGGTGAATTAGTTCCTCTAATTAAACCTGATAAAGTTTTTGTTCCAGAATTATAAGCTGCATATTGTATAATTTCATTTTCATATAGTCCACTTACAGAATTAATTTTTTCAATCATTAGGTATCCACCATTAGTGTAAAATGAAGTTGCATCAGCTACTACCATTGAAGTATCTGTAGCAGTTATGTTTGCCGATAAAGTTGTAGTCATTTCTAGTTCTTTAATAGAGATTACAACTGCAGATCCTGCTGCTGACAAAGGTTGGGATATACTCATCAATCTTACAAAATCCCCAACCAATATTCCACTGTTAGGTTGAGATACTTCAAAAGTTGCTCCGACAGTAAGTAGATTTGGTGTACTAAAAGGATTTATCTCTAAAAAATCTCCTGTAGGTAATTCTAATCTATCGGGTCTTGGATGCATTAATCCTTGTGGATCAGCAGTAAAAGGTCTTGGTTCTAATTGAGGTTGTTTAGGTTCGTATTCAGAAGTATGAACTCTAGATCCATTCCATTCTCTAACCATTTCAGTATAGGGAAATTGCAAACCACTTCGGTCTGAAATAAATAATGCATGTTTTCCTCTTGCCGTGTTTCCCATAATTACATACTCGGATAATAAGTTTTAGGTGAAAGGAAAGCACTACTTGAAGAACCATCTTCCTCTAGAGCTCTCGCCAATTCATCTTCATAAATTAATTTTAATTCTTGTATTCTTGGTGGTGCGTATTTCATCGCTAAGTAATAAGCTAGACCTGCAACCATACAAGGAACAAATCTAAAAGGAACATTTGCTGCATTAGTATAGTCTCCCGCATCTTGGATTCTTTTCTCATAGTAAAAATTTATCGTGTCTCCATTTTGAGTAGATCCAGGAGTTAAATATAATTGTATTAAAACTCTATCTATGAATCTTTGAACAAAATATTGTGAAGGTTGTCCTACCGCTGTTTTGTTAGAAAGAGCTTGGTATTGAGATCTATTAATTTTTTCTAAAGGGGAGTCTACATTAGAACTGTTTCTATAAGAACATTCTAAAATATCCGAAGCCTGGTTAACAAAATTAGTAATAGCAGCTCCATCTGCGTGAGTTGCTGCAGTAGTTCCATTAACTCCACGTGTCACTCCTGTCAGTTCTAAAGTACTAAATCCTGTGTAAGAGATGTTTTCACTTCCTACATTAATAGTACCTTCGGTAGGCATATCAGTGATCGAGGCTAAAGTAATTCCAGTTGTGGCTGTTGTTGAAGCAATTGCTGCAGTTAAAGTAGATGTTATTCCATTAGAGTTACCGTCAGCAGTTGAACGATAAATTGAATATTCGTTTTGACCATTAACTAAGTTAATATTAGTATTAGCTACTTCCCAAAAATGAAGACCTCTATTTCCCCATTCAGAAAATAAAATATTTAAAGAACGTCTAGCGGTTTTTAAATTATAACCGCTCATATCGAATTGACCTATTCGATTATAAGATTCTTCAATTATCTCATCAATAGAGAATGTCTTATCAAATGTTGTAGTGCCTGAAGTAACATTGGCCATCAGTTATCCTATGTAAAGGTTATAGTAACGCCAGGTGTGTCTGTTAAGTCTAAATAAACACCTTCTTTAAATAAAATACCCGAACTAGGACACAGAATATTTAATCCTTCTGTTCCAAATTTATAAGTA